CGGCAGCCCTGTTTTTTGTAGCCATTGGCCCACGTCATAAACAAAACCGAGCAGGGCTTTCAATGCTGGCGGGTAGGCGTCTTTGATCCATTCCCACGCAGCATTCGCATATTTGATGAATGCGTCTCGTAGTTCAGGCAGTTTTTCCTTCACCTTTTCGATGACACCAGATAGGCCATCCTTTTCGATGATGCTCGCCAGGCTTGAAAAGATTGGAATCACTTTGTTTGTGATGAAACCCAACGCTGCCGAAAACGCAGGGATCAACGCCTTACCGAGTGATGCTTTCACATTCTCAAACTCTGCGGCCATGATGCGCTGCTGGTTAGCCACACCGTCAGACGTGCGCAAGAAATCGCCCTGTGCGTCGCTGGTCTGCTTGAAAATGGCTGACTGTGCCGCCAGAATCTTTTGCTGCGTTTTGAGTGGACCTTCGCCGTCGTAGATGCCCATCGCCAGTGCTTCGGCTTTCAAGGCCGCATCGTCAAGCATGACGCCGTATTTGCGGATGGGTTCAGACTCGCCACGCAAAGCTGCGCCCAATGCCAGAGCAGCCTCCTCTGGTGATGTGTTGGCGAATGACGCTAGGTCTGATGCCAACGCTGTCAGGTCTGTGGAGAATGTGCCGAGGTCGTCACCTGTTAGCCCTGCGGCCTTACCGAATACACCGAATGTAGAGGCGGCAGTCAGTGCTGCGGTTTTTGACTGACCGAGAGTTTTGGCGGCACCTTCCGCAAATTTGACGATTTGATCGTTGGCATCACCAAAAATGACTGCGGTTTTTGACGAAACCTCCTCTAAATCTGACGCACTATCGATGAGACCTTTGGCGATAACAGCAGCTCCGGCGGTTGCTGCTGCGATACCGAGTGCTGCTTTTTTGCCGAAATCAACAAGTTTTCCACCGAGGTCGCCAGCCTTGCTGCCTACGTCGTCGAGCGCGCCTAGAGCACCTTTGGCGTTTCCTAGAATCTCGATGCTCAGTCTGCGGGTGCCCGCCATTTTGTACTCCTAATCAGGGAAAACATCTCGCAGGATGTCCTGCATTCCGTCGCCGTAGATTTCTATTATCTCATCAATGTTGCGTCGTACTGTAGGAAACAAAAAATAGCCTGCGCCTTCCTTGTTGCCGAGCCACGGTTTGAACTGATTCCAACCGATACGCACACCCGTGACCTTCACCGCTGTTGCACCATAGTCCTGTCGAGCACGTTTTCTCACCGTGCTACTTCCGCCATAGCGGTCATACGCCAGAGTTTGCGATTCAACCTTTTTTCGTACCTTTGACGTAGATTCGTTCTGTCGCACAATGGTTGCACGCCCGCCAGTGTTTTTGATCAACCGTTTGCGGTTCCGATGCGCACCAAATTCAGCACCACCGAAAAACGGGTACCGTGCACCACCAGCATTCACCCTGGCGGCGACACCAGATTTTGACGCATCCATTGATTGCGCAGCCTTGCTCGCCATAGGCGAAACACTACTGGCGGTTGTTTTGGCTCTACCGATGACAAACTCTGACACCTTATAGTTCAGGGCTGAGAGTTGACCTGCACCGTCAGGCCCACCAGCCTGCTGCGCTTTTTTGATTTCACGGCGTAGTTCAGCGAGACCTGTGACATTCACACTGTCTGCGCTGCGTACTACGGCCATGATTCACCTTCTGTTTTGTTTGCGGGACTCATCCGCTTTCATTTGCAACACATCCACCATCGCCTCAAATATCCCCTCAGGGGCATCTAGCAGCGCCTGTGGTGCGATCCCTGTCTCGACCGCTACCTGTGCCACCAAATAGGTCAGGGAGTCCCGACGGTAGGGTTTACATTGGCATCGAGGTCAACATCTGCGACAGTATCTAGATACTCGTCAAATGTTTGTGACGTCTGGTTCTGTCGTTTGTCAGCGGTCCATGCCAACCAGAGAATGTGTTCCATTTTCTGATCCTCAGAGAACGCACGCCCCAAACCCATACCGAACTGGCGCTCAAAGGCCACAATGTGTGGTGCGCCGATTCGGTAGTTGTGTGAGGTTCCGTCGGTTTTTGTTACTGACAACTGCCATGTCAGCATATTAGTTCGTGCCCCATGTGACGGCGCCAGTGATCTGCAACGACAACGAGAACGTCACGAGATCGGCAACAGAACTAGAAACCTCATATGACGACACGAAACATTCGCCAGTCACCTTTGGCGTACCAGCGCCTGTTCCTGCGGGCGAGTAGTCAAATGTTGACGAGGTAGACAGACCGAGCAGCGCAGTGATCTGCGTGTTCAGCGTCGAATCCCATTTGCCCGAAACGCTGATCGAGTCACCGTTGCGCAATGTTCCCTGGAATGTTTTGGAGGTTGAACCGAATGTGGTGGTTTCGGCCATGTCAGTTGTGTTGGCAATACCGCTGACAGAATCCACATACGCCGAAATGTCGGTGAGTGATCCTGCGGCGTTGTCAAGTTTGAACGATGATGATCTAGCGGCTACAAATGCCATGATGTTTTTTCCTTAGTTACGGGCCAGGCTGACCTGGCATGTGAATGATGGGGTGGTGCCTCCCGCAGTATATGACGCGCGCACGTAACGGTTGACTGTACCCGTGAACGCGACTGACTGACTGGTGGCTGCTGTCGCCGTGGTGAACGACGCAAGTGTTGACCACGTGCTGTTGTTCGTTGAATGTTGAATGATCACGGCGAGCGTTGGGGTGGTGCCACTGACATCGGTGACATGCAGATGGGCGATTCCACCATTGGTGGTGCCAGCAGCGTTGTCAACGCTTGTGCCGTTGCCTGTGGCGGTGATGGCGGCGAGATCGGCGAGGCTGACACCCAAACCTGGTGCAGTACCTGAACCGAACGCCATGCTGAATGAGACCAGATCGGCAACCGAACTGGAAACCTCATACGAGATCGTTTTGGTGCCCAACAACCACACAGGGTTCGTCACTGCGAAACCGCTAGGTGCGACCGATGTGGCCACAGTTGATTCGCCTGTGATAGCGCCGATGATGTTGTCAAATGCGGTGCCTGCACCGTTGGTGCTGTCAAATAGCCCATCAAGGTTGAGGGTAATGTCCTCCAACCCTGGCTGAAATGTTTTTGCGGTATCGGCCAGCGTCGTTGTTTCGAGCATGTCAAAGTTGACCGACGGTGAGACGGTGCGCAGGATCGCTGCTAGAGGGTTCGTTCCGTAGATCACTCTGGTTTGATTTGAGGAAATGAAAGGCATGGTGTTCCTTTATGCGGTGACGGTGACGGCGAAATCTACGAAAAGGTAGGTCGAGCCATCAGGTGAGTTCACTGTACCAATCTGTTCGGCTGCGGTGACGCGTGCATCAAATGCTGCACCACCTAATGTGACGTCGCTTTCGACGGCAGTTTTGACGGATGTGGCGCCTGTACCTGCGAGATAGGTTTCGAGTTTGTTTTGGGCGCTGCGATCGTCTGCTCGTGCGACAACCAGAGTGACAGTGAATTCGATACTGTCGCAACCTCTCGCCATTGTTGAGTCAAATTCGACCCGATCTAACGAGATCAGGGCCGCAGGAAATTGCGGGTTATCAGTGAGAACTGTGTAGACACGCAAACCACTGATCGTTGCCAGGTTTGCTGCCAGCCCTGCTCTGAGGGTTGCGATCGTTGCGGGCATTAGGCCACCACGAAAGTTTTGTACGGTGCCACCATTGCGGCGACATCCGGATCAATGCGTCGAACAACAATGGCGCCGAGATCGCCGAAACCTGCGACACCCAACGGCGAGTCCAGGCGCTTGAACTGGCGTGAGGCTAGCAACACGGTCGCCTCACGGATGGCATGTGGCACTGACGGCCATCCCCATTTGGCGGTCACTTGAATGAGGGTGCGACCGTTTTCGGCGACAGGGAAATTGACATCGAGTGCACGCAACAAGGTGATCGGTTCGCCCTGTGCCGCAGCATTTGAGGGTTCTGTTTGGTAGTCAACACCGACGGTGAGGGTGGTGCTGAATGATCCTGACATCTGGTCGTCAACTTTGACGATGAGACCTGTGGTGGTTGAGATGTCGTCAACGAACACAAAAGCGTTCCGGTTTGCCGCATAGGTGCGGGCGCTGGTTGTGGCGTCAACATAGAAACGGCGTGAGCATTCGCCGTCGATGCGTCGTGAGGCTGCTTCGACTGCTCGTTCTAGGAGTGCATCGTCAACGTTGTCGGTGATGCGTGCGGCGGCTTTCAGTTCTGCCAGGGTGCAGTACCCGTTCGTGATAGCCATCAGTTCACCGCCATGATTGAGACTGTAGCCGTACCACTATCTTTCACGCCATAAAGTGCTGACGTGGGTGGCAGGGTGAATTGGATTACTTGATGCGCATCAATTTCCAGACCATTGGCTGTTGTCACTGTGGCATCGCCGATGTGGATATGTTGACCTGAACCCGCACTCATATGAAGTGAGATCGTGCACCCATCGGCATCAGTTTGATGCAACAGAACACGCGTCGTGCCGACTGTCACCTGCGAGGTCGTGATTGGCATGTGTTATGCCTTGCGAGTTTTGGCGGCTGGTTTTGCGGCGGTTTCTTTCACAGGGTTCACGGCAGCCGTTTCGACTGTCCCGTCAACTTCAGCGAACCTATTGGCGATCATGTCGGCGCCAACATGGTCGGCGACTTCAATGGTGCCACCAATTTCAGGCCAGTTTTGACCATCAATAGTTCCTGAAATTTGTGTGATCATTCTGATTTTCATGCTGCGACCTTTGCGAGAAAATGTTCGGATATGGGGTGGTGGTTCACCGTCACCGCATCAGAGACACGGTGACGGTGACCAACATGGCAGGGCTATCAGGAGACAGCGCCACCGACGAAACACTTGACAGCACCAGTCTGATCGACCAGAACACCGTCAGTGCGGAGGCTCACACGGAACGTGCGCACCGAGTAGTCGAACGCAAAGTCGTCTGACACGGCAACTTCAATGCCGTTGACTTCACGAATGAAGTACGACGGCAAGTGGCCGAATAGGACTGACTTAGCGGCAACCGCAGTGTCTGCCATTGAGTCGTTGATGTGAACGGGGAAACCGAGCAACGTGTCAGCGACACCATTGAGACCTGGTGCGAACAGGTACTGGTTGGTGGTGTCCTTCAACTTGCGTGCCTTAGCCATTGACGATGAGTTCATCATCCATGCGACACCTGGTTGCGACTTGTAGGTGCTCGATACCGAGTAGTTCAAGTCAATGAGGTTGTCGGCGGTGAACACACCCGAAACGGCTGCGGCACCAGTGACGCCGGTGGTGGCGTTGGTGACGATACCGTATGGCTTGCTCGATCCGTCGCCCGTGGTCATATGTCCACGAGTTGCGACACCGATGGCCAAACCTGCCTGGCGTGCCAGGAAACCTGCGACATCGACGGTGGCGTCTTGTGCGAGTTCGTTTGACATCTGAACGAGCACGACATACTTGTATGCGTTCAACGTTGCGGTGCCGAGGGTCGGGTCCGATGCGCTGGCCTGTGAAGCCTCGCCAACAATGCTGGCGGTGGAGAATGCGGTCGACTTCGGAATTGCCAATGCCTCACCAGATGCGGTGGTCAACACGGTTGCATAGTTGCGAACAACGTTGGCCTGCACGAGATGCTCAACGATGCGGTCGTATACAGACGACGGCACCATTGTTGCGCTTGACTTAGTGATTGAACGCTTTTCGAACTTTGCGGTGCGCTGTTCACCTGACAAAAGGCGACGAACCGTCACATCATCCTGGTCAACTTCAGCAGCTGCGCCACCGAGGTTTGCGGGAACGCCGAGGCGTGCGCGTGATTCTTGAATGTCACGATCACGAGTTTCGGCGTCGATGATTGACTTGATTCGAGCATCTTTGATGTCGAGGTCTGCGTTGATGCGTTCAAACGTTTGATTTTCCTCAGCGGACAGGTCGCGCTTTTCAGCGGTTGCCACATCGAGAAGTGCTTTGGCCTGTTCCCATGCCTTAGCCCGTTCGTCAGATAAATTTGCGATGTATTCGCTCATGGTTTTTGTTCCATTTCTGTTTGGGGGGTTGATGTTTTTGGGGGTTCAGGTGGTGACATTCTGAGGTGGTGCCAGTCATGCTGGTCCGATCTGATGTTCCGATCTGAGGTGTTCACGCTTTTTTTGCGTAAAGGTCACTCATTCGACGAGCCACCGAAACGGGCACTGTGCCCACTGGTGTTTCGTCGATATGTGTTTCGGTTTCTGTGTTGCGTACAGTCGCACCAGTTGTTTCAGGGTATGCGGGGAAACCAGTAACAACAGAAACCTCATGGAGAATAACTTCAGTCAGCATGCGTTGTGCACCATTCTCTGACCAGACATCGCCGCCACGGGGAACGCTGAAACCGAATGACATGCCGTGAACATCTCCACGTTGCATCAAGGCTGACAGATCACGAGCATAGGTGGTGTCTGGTAGTTCACCCTCGACAAGCAGCCCACGCTGATCCTCAGTCACGGTGATTGTTCCGGATCGGGTTGAACCGAGAACCAGGTCGGTGTTGTGGTTGACGAACATGCGAACTTCACGACCTGCGTTCAGCGATCGTTTGAATGCGCCAGGTCGGATCGTTTCAGTGAACGGCAATGGTTCTGACGGGGAGTTGAACACAGCTGCATATCCACGGAAACGCATGGGCTGCCCTTCCATATCGGAACGCACCTCAATGTTTCCAACCGAAACGGTACGGAATTCGACGTCACGGCCCTGTACCTTGCGGTGCTGGATTTCTAGAGCGCCATATCTGACAGCGATTTCTGATGTTTCGTCGGATTCCATATCTGGTGCAACGGTATCAGCAGCTATGAGGCGGTCGGGAATAATCCACTTTTTGCAGATACCTTCAGGTGCGATGTCACCCTCAACAATTTCGCAGGCACGCGCCCCGTCATAGAAAACACACGAGCTGCACACCAAACCTTCATCAACGAACGGTGACTGCGCCATGTAGTGCGCACCGTCAGCATTCGAATCTTGCGTGTACGAGCCGAAAAGTTCCACTACTTTTTCGTCGTTTTCGTACTGCATCACCTGACGTGGTGTGAAACCGAGGTCGGCTAATTCACCGTCACGGGTTTCTAATTCGTTGAGGTTCATGTTGTTTGTTTCCTTTTCGGATGTTTTGTTTTCTGAAATTATTGCCAACGACCACGCACGACCTGCATCGCCGCCCCACAACGCCCACGCAATCCGGCCCGCTGACGGGTACCCTTCCTCACCAGCACGGAAACCTTCGGCATCCTTATCAACCAGATGTCGTGCGAAATACGATGACATGCGTTTCACAGTGTCAAACGACAGATCACCATTGATGATGTCCCTGGCACGGGCGACACCAACAGCGGTGCCACCACGCCCGAACTCCTGGCGCCATTCCAAACCCTGCTGCGCCTCATCACGCATCGCAGCTGTCGGTGTGTAGGAGGCCATTATTTCGGCGGCTCCGCGTCGACACCCATCGGCGGCGGATCGACACCAGGACCAGCCATCGGTGCACCAGGCAACGCCATCACAAAATCGTCGCCGCCTTCATACGGTTCAAACCCTTCAGTCACACGGCATTCGTTCGGTGTACGAATACCAGTCGCAACTGCCAACTGATATGCCTTCAAACGGCTGAGTGTGTCGGCACGTAGGAACGCATCAACATCAAAACGCACAAAATCTGGTGGTGCTAACAAACTAGAGAACGCATCCTCAAGGCGACGCAACCACGGCATCAATGTGTACGTCACGAAATGCTGACCAGCCATCTCAGCATTGGCGTATGTTTGTGAGTCGCCCTTAGCGCCGATCAAATACGACGGCACACGGAAAATGCGGGCGATCTGCAACACCTGCTGCTCACGAGACGCGTTCAACTCCATATCGGCAGCACTAGCGGTGACTGGTCGCCATTTCATGCCACCAGTCAGCACCGCAGGGCGGCGCCGGCGGTTGTGCTGGTCAAACCAGGTCTCACGCAAAACCTTCGCCTGCTGCGCTGTCATCTCGTTATCGGTTTCGATAACACTCGACGGCGTACCACCGTCGGCATAGAACTGTGCCATATGACGTTCCATCGCCAACGCCAGACCGATTGTGGTTTTCTGTTCCTCAATAGGAGACAAACCGACCACAGCCTGCGGCGGCGCCCACCAGCGAATATGCAACATATTGTCAGCCGGAACAGGTTCGCCAGCGACGGTGTAACTCCTGGTCTGCATATTCAACGACACCACATTCACATTCGACGGCGCCAACGGCGTCAACGCAATCGGCGTGCCATTCGAGCTGCGGTCCACATAAATGTACGAATTCCCATGCAACGCCAAACTGGTGATCGTCTGGTGGATCAACTCATACGACGTCACCGTCGACGACGGGTCCAGGAACAACGCTGGCACATCCATCGGCACATTGCGATCACCGACCCGACGAGTAGAACGCAACGGCAGCGACGCAACACTGTCAGCAATCAAACCAACACACGCCATCACCGCCGAGACCTGCAACGCAGTCGACTCATTGACAGGCTCACCAGACCAATTCGTCACCGAACCGAAACCGGTATTTTGCAATGGGTAGAACTCGCGTCGTTCACGCCTCGAAATAATGCTCATCTAGAAACCAGCCATCCAGTCAAAATCAGACCAACACCAGCAAAAACAATGCCAGCAGGAACAAACACCAAACCAATACCCACACAAATCAAAACGCCACCACAAATCTCCATCGCAGTTGTCAACATCTCACGCATATTCTTTGCTCCACGGGTCAACAATACGAGGCAACGGTGCCACATTCTGACGGCGAGTTGCCGACCATGTGGCCAACGTAACCGCCATCAAAGGTGTGATGTCGGAACCATCACGACGCGCCCAACGCCACGAATCACCGACAGTTTGCCTAGTCGCTGCCAATGTTGCCACATCCAACCCCGCATGGCGACGAATACTCAACCGACCATCAGCCAGATCATCAAAAAAAGATGCGCACGCATGCTGCACCTCAGTCGGCGGCAACTCAACAACACGAACACCCGCACGTTTCAAATCAGGAACCAGGGAACCCGCAGGCCCACGAGCATCAACAACAACCGAACAACCAGGCCACCTCGACAACACATCAGCAACCCGATCAACCACCCAACCCACACTCGGCCGATGCTCAATCACCTCAGCAGTCGTCGGCGCCCCATCACCACACACCGCCAGGCACGCAGCTGACCGTTCAGGGTTCACATCCAAACCAAACCACATAGAACCAGACGGTGCAACATCAACACGGTTCGCCACATCCCACACCCCCGCAGGGATCACACGCTCAGTCGCAACAGTCCACTGGTTACAAAACCCACGGCGAAACTCGCCATCAGACATTGACGCCTTCGCATGACGCACAGTTTCCTCACCGATTGTGAAACCGAGGGCGGGCATATTGGCCCACCACACTTCCGGATCAGAAATATCATCATCAGGCCCGACCGCCCACTCAAAAAATGCGACACCACCGCCCGTGTCGGCCATCACCGCACTACGCCCCGCATCAATCTTGCGACGCAAAAACACCGACGCATCAGTGCCCGCCGTTGACACATTCCAAACCTGCGCATCACGACGTGTCGCCATCGCAGGCGAAATTGCCGACTCACGACGGAAATCAGAATCGGCGAAACTCTCATCAATGATCGCCAGGTCCAGAGTACGACCGTGACCAGCGGACTCCGACGACCCAATCACATCGATACGGGAACCCGTCGCAAAAATGACGCCCTCATACCCGACACCGCGCAACACCTTGTCAATCAACCTGCCGACCACTGGCGAACGCTGCCAACCAGCGGCCACATCCTCGATCAATTTCTTACGAGCTGCGCTGCCATCCTGCGCCGAATACGCAATCCGCTGAGGTTGCGGTTGCCACAACGTCGCTCGATGTGCCATCACACCAGCAGTCAGCGACGATTTCCCGTTCTGGCGCATCAGCGTGCAGATCACCTCACGGTATGCGGGCAACCCCGTCTCAGGATTTACCTCCAGCCCTACGTCGAGAACCATCTGCTGCCACGGCATCGGCGGCGTTCCGCACTGCGCCATCAGCCTTCCCACTTCGGGGCCGAGCGTTGCGCGGTTTGGGCGACGGGGTGTCGCGTACTTCGGGGCCGCCTCTGAGCGCCTCGATGAGTTTTTCGATTTCGTTGCCTTGCTCATTCGTTCCTCCAACATTGCGCAACTCCACCAGGGAGCTGCGATACTCGCGCCACAACGACGCATTATCCGGCGCCATATCCACGGCCAACGCCAACGCCACGACCGTCTCAACCAACGCCTCATCAACAGGTTCGACACGACCCAACGCACGCAACGCCCCGATCATCACTTGCGCTGCGCTGC